AGGTACAGATGATTATCGATTAGAAATGCATATTGTTTGTGACTTTACCGTTTAAAAATAAAAAGGAGGAAGTAAGATGTTAGAAGATAAGACACACAAGATTAAAGTATATGACTCCCATGATGCAGTGATATATGTATACTCAAGGCACACTAAACAATTAAACCCTGAAGAAAAGGATCTAGAAAAGCGCAAGTGGAAACACTGGAAAGAAGTAATAGCAGTAGTACCTGTTCACAATTATGGTGATGATTACCAGGATTCATCAGGTGAGTTTCAAAATAATGTAAAGGTTACAGTGGATGCACTAGCAGAACTATACTCTTCGTGTTACGACTATGAGGTGGGTGTGGAATACGTTATGAATACCCATCAGTATGTCAACGTGTAGGAGGTAGTATGTATTACGCACTAGACATATACAGTAAGACAACAAAGAAGATGTTTGCTTATCATTCAAGCGACAGCCGTAAGGATATATTGAAACTAAAAGAGATGTATGGTAAAAGTGATTTGATATACATCAAGGAGTGTTATGGAGAGACAGATGCAGACAAACAAATATACAGAGAGTCTTCCAAATATGGAAGTACCACAGTTGCCAGTTAGTATGCTGCAACACATGGAGCAGATGGGTTTACTACCTGTCTCCCATGATGATGATGGAGTAAACAATATAGATTTACCCTGGAGAAGTAACACAAATTATTTTAGGAGGGATGTATTGGATAAGAATAATGAACCTTTGTTTTAGTATAATGAGAGGCTTGATAGGAGCATATCTTTTATCGCCCTTCGTTTATATATTTTTAATATTTATAGGTGTGATATGACACATGATGATGAAGTTGACCCAAAAGATGATCCACACGATGACATTACTGACAGTCTTGGGAATCTATCTAAAGAGAATACTAACAGCAATGAGCGTTCTGATAAACGTGATACTAGGAGGACAGAACAATCAGACGTTCAGCGCAAGGAATCACCAGTGGCAGAAAGAGGGAAAGCCTAACGTAGTTTATTTCATTGACATGCTTATTGGCAAAGGTCATTGTGTAGAAGCGTGGGTATATTGGAAAGTGAGGAGAAAATGGTAGACATACCTAAACATACATCGAAGCTATCAGCTATTGTAGACTTCTATCTGCACAGTAGTAGCTTCTGTAGTCTAAGTCCTAAGTCACAGAAAGACTATGAGACACACTTGGATGTAATACTAAAGACTAAAGTAGAAGGTAGACTCTTAGGTAACTACACAGTGCGTAGCATCAAAGCTAGACACACTAACCTAGCGTATGAGAAGTGGCTTGTGTCTGGTGTACGTACTGCTAACTATCGTAAGGCTATCTTGTCTGCTGCATGGAAGTACAGTTTGAGGTTAGACGTAATGGATAATGACCCAGTACGTTTGATCAAGACGAAGAGCACTAAGCCACGCAAGGTCAAGTGGACTCGTGAACAAGTGTTACTATTTCTTGATACGGCATACGGTAACTTCAGGTGGCGTAGCATTGGGTTGATTGTACATATGGCATACGAGTGGGCGCAGCGTGTTGGAGACATGCGTACCTTGACTTGGGAAAACATTAACTTCAGCGCACAACGTATTGATTTAACACAAAGTAAACGTGGTGCTGATGTGCACCTACCTATACCTGATGATCTACTATCTATGCTTAGACAACAGAGCCAAGACTTTGGATTCCAAAACTACGTAGCACCTAAGACTACACCAGTAGCAGGGGCGTATGTACCTTACGCAATTGACCACATCGATGATGCAATCAACGAAGTCAAAGAGGCTGCAGGACTACCAAAGAAACTAACAGCTATGGATCTACGCAGGACTGCAATCACTGAGATGGTAGAAGCAGGTGTTGAGACTCTTGAGTTGATGCAAGTGACAGGTCACAGGAATCCTGAGTCAGTCAAGCCATACCTAGTCAACACATTTAGTGGTGCAAGTAATGCTTTAAACAAACGGAGGAGCAAAGATGACCAACATTAAGAACTACTTGGAGTCGCTTGATTTAAAAGAAGAATACAAACACAGAGGTGACTGCCCTAAGTGCAAAGGCAAGAACACATTCACTGCTATACGAGATGGTAGTGCGCTGTTGTACAACTGTTATAAGCTTGACTGTAATACCAAAGGTGTAGTGTCATCAGGCATGACAGCAAGAGAGATACAGCGTAAGCTTAAAGGGTATGAAGAACCTGAATCTGAACACGAGACATTCACTTGGCCTGAGTATGTAGTGACACCTACTGCAGAACACAGAGATCACGAAAGGTTTATAGGTAGGTGGGGCTTGTATGGTGAAGACTTGATGTACGATGTAATGGATGGGCGTGTAGTGTTTCCTATCTATGACAGAGGCAGATTAGTAGGAGCTATAGGTAGATGTACATCTTACGCAGGACAAGTTAAGTGGAAGCGTTACGATAGGACACCTACTGTATTTACTCGTGTCGTAGGTAAACCCAGTGGTGTCGTAATGATAGTAGAAGATGTCATCAGTGCAACTGTAGCAGCTAAACTATTTCCAGGCTTAACAGGTCTAGCTATACTGGGTACATCATTCAGTGTATCTAATATGCAACACTTAGATAATTTTTACAAAGTTATAGTAGCATTAGATCCTGACGCTGCATATAAAACACTAGAGTACAAGAGAGAGATAGAGGCTTACACAGGGTTAGAGACTATAGCGTTGAGACTCTATGATGATATTAAATATAAAGTAGAAGCAGACATTAAGAAACTAGAGGAGATAGTTTAATGACACCAAGTGAAGAAGCAGAGTTAGAAGCAAAGCTAACATACGAAGCGTTTATCAAGTGGGTAAAGGTTACCTTCTACTGGATAATGGCAATGTTATTAGTACTAGCGTACTTTAACTTTGGAGTAGATAACAAAACAGGTAGTCAGTACAACGGTGCAGTATACGCACCCAAGAATGTAGGAGACAAGTAATGCAACCAAAGAATGTACCATGCCATATCCGTATCAAGGTAACGCCAACGCAGCAGCAGAAAGGTAGAGCCTGTCGTTTACACGGTAAAGACTTCAAGAGTATAGCTGATGCAGCGAGACACTGGAATGTGAACTACTCGTGGGCAGCAGAACAAGTTAGTAAAGGATGGAACAAAGAAGGTTTCCCTCAAAAGTATAGGAAGAGTTATGTCTAAGACAGCAATAATAGATGAACGTGTACCACTAGGTAAAGTTTACGTTGACTTGACAGTAGATGAAGTGTTAGAGGCATGTAAGAGGTATGCTTCAGATAAAGCTTTTGATGAAGAGTTAGCTAGGGTATACAACAAGGAGACAAGTTTTGATTGAGAGAGGAGATACACATGATGGAACTAGCATTAATCCGTACTATGTTGGACAAAGAGTTCTACGATAACCACAAAGGTATACGTTGTCCAGATAAGATATTCAGTAAGGATGCACGTAAGATTAAGCAGACGCTTGACTACGCTATGGATACATACGGTAAGAACATTACACCTACAGAGTTAGAGTCTCTGTTCTTTGTTAACAATACCAGTATGACTACAGCTAACAAGTTAGTCTTTAATGAGTTGTTTCAAAAGGTTGCACGAGAGAAACCACTATCTACAGAGATAGCTGATGATGTATTGTCTAAGTTATTTCAACAGGTAGTAGGTGAAGAGATTGCTAACCTTGGTTTTGATTACGTCAATGGATCACAGTCTAGCTTAGAGCCTTTGAGAAACATACTGAGTAACTATCAAGATGATTTCCTACCCAACCTCAAGGTAGAGTGGGATGATACAAGTATTGATACACTACTAAAAGCCAACGACATACAATCACAATGGAAGTGGAACATACCTACGCTTAGACGTAAGACAGAAGGTATCAGCGCAGGACACTTGGTTGTTGTAGGTGCTAGACCTAACACAGGTAAGACTAGCTTTCACGCTAGTACAATAGCTGCACCTGATGGCTTTGCTTCACAGGGTGCTAAGTGTATGGTGCTGTGCAATGAAGAAAGTTATGAACGTGTAGGTGCAAGATACCTTAGTGCCGCTACAAGTATGAGCATGGATGAAGTCAAGACTAACATGGCTGTGGCTGCATTACGTTATGATCCAATAGAGAAGAACGTATTCATCAAGGATAGTACAGGTAAAGATATGGCGTGGGTTGAGGCTATCATCAAAGCATACGAGCCTGACATTGTAGTTCTTGATATGGGTGACAAGTTTGCATCGAAGACAAGTGACAAGTCAGACATCTATCTTAAGGAAGCAGCCATACATGCACGTAACATATCTAAGGAACATAAGTGTGCA